CGGTGGATTAGGTATTTATACCATTTAATATTACGTCTTGATTGTTAACTATAAGATTTTGCATTTGCTGCATCTTCTGTTGCCCTGCTGTGAGTCTACCACCTTTAGCTTTAGTATTTTTAGCAGCTTTTTGAGCGCCATCATTTGCGGCGTCTCGTATACCTTGAACATAAGAATCAATAACTTTTTCTTTTAAAGCTTCTTCATTTTCTCTGTCGTAATACCTTGGGTCTACAATACCTAATCCACCGTCATTTAAAAAGTTGTCCGATGCTAGTGACAATAATGTTCCGCGGCCACCTTGTGAAATAAGTGAGTTAAGTTGCATGCGAATTATTTTTTCGCGTGCTTCGTCAAGTTTAGTACCCGTGCTATACACATCTGACATCATCTTTATTATCTTGTTAGCGGAGTCGTAATCTTTTTCAAAATATTGGGGTAAATCACTAAAAGCTTTAAAATTACCATCAGCATCAGAAAACATTAAGTTACCGCCTTTGTCAACTTGCATTATAGTATCGTTTGTATATATATTTGATAAAGATCTATACTCGCCAAAATCGTTACCATCTGAAATAGAACCATTTTGAAAATCTTCAACAAAGCCGGCTTTACGCTCATTATACAATCTTATTTGGCTTGATAAATTTTCAACACTATTTTTAGCGTTATTCATTGTAGAAACGTAACGCATGTATTCTGGTGATCCTGCATCATAATTAACAATGCTCATAGCTGCATTTGCATACTCTTGTCTTAACCCAACTAAATATTCCCCTACAGAGTCTCTCATCTGAGGTGTTAATCGTGTAACATCAACATCACTTTGAAGCTGGTCAATATACTTAGCTACTTTTGCGTTTTGTTCTTTTTTCTGCTTTATTTGTCGAATGGCTATCTCGCGCATGTTGTCACCCATTTGGGTTAAAGTGTCGGCAATAGGGTTAAATAACCCGCCTGTTTTGGCAAACTCTTCTCTCGACATGCCTGTTTCACCATATGCAATTGCATCTAATACTGCTTGCTTCATAATATTATCTAATTTATCCGACTAAGGCAGCTCCAAATTTATCCATAAATTTACCACCTTTTGTTAATCCAGCAGTTAATCCAGCCCCCGCCAATTTTGATACACCACCCCATAATGCATTTTCGCCCGCTCGGAATGCTTGTTTAGCGGCTCCTAGTTCTTGACCACGCATTTGCATCATATCTTCATTGTATTGATTTTGCATGGCTCTTTGCTGCATATCACCTTGCATTCTTGCTCGTTGCAAATTCGCTTGCTCACTAGCTTGGGCCATTTGCAGGTCTGCTTCTTTTTGTGCAAGACCAGCGGTGGTTGATTGTATATTTTTTGCTTGTTGGCCGGCTAAACTTTGTGCCAGAGCAGCAATTCCGCTTGCCCCTGCGGTTTGTCTCAGACTACCCATGGTATCCGCTAGAGCTTGTTGTTGAGCACCTAATTGCATTTCTTCCGCTTGCCCAGAAATAGTTACATCTTCAAGCTGAGAAGAAAGACCTGCGGTTGGATCAGAAAGATCCTGCTCCATCATTCTTTGCTTAGCTATATCAAACTCATTTTGGGCCCTTCGCATAGCGCGCTTACGCTTACCCCTTCCAAATAACCCTTTTGCAATACCGCCAAGAGCCTGCAGCCCTCCGGCTACCATCATAGGGGCAATTCCATATTGTATATCTCCGTTAGGGCTACCAAATAGAAAATCAATTAACCATTCCATATTACTCTATATTTCAATATTTTATTAATTACGTTTTAGCTGCTGCTTTTAAATACATTCGCATTTACAGCAAACAGCTCTATTTTGTCAGTGTTAGTGTTTGTCATTGTTATTTCGCTATAATAACCAACTATACCAGATGTATTAATTTTATTATTCTTAGCAAACAACAAATACGTTGAAGTTTCAGGCCGAGGAGTCTGTGCTTGTATTAAAACTGTTACAACTTTTCTATCGGACGATAGGGCAGTGCATGACCCTAACTCAATAACATCTTCATTAAGTTTTTGCAGCACAAGATCTCCAACTTGCAATGAAGTATTTACGGGTTTTTCAAATGTTATTGCTAAATTTACCGCGCTCATAGTCTAATATTATTATCTTTAAATCTTGTTGTGTCTTTTCTTGTGTCAAAAATATTATCAGGATCATGAACAGCATCATTGACCCCCTCATCTACTGTTTTCTCTTTTATAGTGCCACCTGCAGTACCACCACCTGATCTTTCATCAATAGACTTGAGGCCGGTATTTATATCCCCGTCTTTAGTTATATCCGCGTTTCCTTCCATATATATGAATTTAACGTCACTATAATATACCCCATTATCAGTAATGGCATAAGCTCTAATATGAGATCTTTTACCCTGCTGAAGACTCATTTCTACAGTAGCATCTGTAATTGCTTTTTCAAATGTAAGCACAAGCTTACCATTTGCATCTTGCTCGGCCGTTGGATATAGAGCACGATGCCTTTTGGTATTTGGCGAATTAATTGTTAGATCTCTAGTGGCTCCTAAAATACTTATAGGTCCTCTCGTAGTAGAGGTTAATACTCCGTATTCTTTTATATCTAAACCAAAATTACTTTCTGATATTGTAATATTAACTGTTGCTTTATCCGTAAAGCCTTTCAATAAAGTGTCAATACCGGTTGTTCGCGTTTCATTAGTTTCTGTAATTGTTATAAGATTGCTTGATGGCACTGGTTCAGTGGATGACCATATTTCATAAGGTTTACCAGGTTCTATAGATATAGTTTTAGTCTCCCCTGTATTTCCTATGCTGCAAGGAGTATATGTTATTCTTCTATATATTAGCACTTCGTCCAAAAAAGACCCTGTTGCCGTATCCGCAATTATTTTATACTTTTTGCAAGTCGAAGATTCAGCCTGAGCAGCGTTATAGACCTGTAGAGGCTCACTCATTGTAACAGTGACATCGTTAGTAGTGAGTAATCTTGGTATTGATTTTAAATCACTATAGCTGTATCCGCCTTCTTCTGTTTTTATATAAGCTACGGCAAACATAGGTAACTTTGAACCTGCCACTTGTATTGGCTTACCTAAAAGACTATTTATTGGTCTATATTTGCCGGTATTAGTATCTTTTACCTCATCATACCTTATTTGTAGTGTTTCATCCTTAGATAAAAAGTTTATAGTACCATAAAATTTATCACCTGGCCCTTCAACAAAATCATTAGTTTCTTCTAATTTTTCTTTACTTGCTAAAACAGACCCATCAACTGTTGGGAATGGTTCACCTCCAACTTCTGAAATTTGTAATGGTTTTTCAGTTAAAGAAGCGGCGATGAATGGGGGTATATTTATGTATATAAACCCTTTGTCTAATACCGTGTGTCCAGACGGAACTGTATATGTTGCATATAATTTAGCATTTGCTCTAGTGCGGTTGTTATATATGTTGTCAGTTGGCATTGTTACGGTAGCGACATCGTTTGTGGTTATGCTTAATGTTGAACCATAAGCCACGCCAGCGGTGTTTTGAGCGTATGCTCTAATTCTATATATAGTACTTGGTTTAAACTCGTAAGCAAAATTATCATTTGAATTTGAAATATATGATCCTAATCTTGAAGTAACACTTCCTGTTAAACTTTGTACAAGATTTAAAACATTAATATCATCTGTTGCTAAGGTTGGGTTAATGCTATCTGTAGAATCCTCTAATATTATTATGCCTCTTTTAAGTATAGGATTATTAGTAGAGTCTTTAGTAACATTTGTTACAACGTCAATTGTAGCGTCTTGAGCCTCAGTAATCTGGGTAACGCTTGTTGTTGTAACTGTTGGTGTTGTTGGTACCGCAACAGCTGTAGCATTAAAATCCGCTATATTAGCTGTTAATGTAACAGTTGTATCTTGCGTTGGATATAGTACAAATTCATCAAAATTAATAACAATAATACATCTGCCTTGCGAGTCAATTCTTGTTGTTAAAGATCTTACTTCGCTGCCCCAGGTATTAGATGGACTTTCTGTTATGGTAAATACAGAAGGTGACGGTGCACTTACAAATTCATACCCAGAAGACGGGGTTAATATAATTTCTCTATCTTCTTGTATGGGTATAACCGGAATTACCATGCTATCCCCACCTGTCAATGTTAATGTAGAATCCACCGCCGCTGTATAATTTGCGCCGGAAGGCACGGTATAAGCAAATGATAAATTAACCCCCGCAAAGAAGAAATTATCAAAATCTATATTTACTGTTGCTTGTTCCCCTAATGATTCAACAAGCTCGTAATCAAACGAAACATAAGCATCATTTCTAACAAAAGTTATGTTTTCTGCATCTGCAAAAGTGGCGGAATGGTTTAATGTTAGTTTTGCATCAACAATCCCATCATCTGTGTCTTCAATATTTGAAATAGTTGTGGGGTCAGTTAAAATGCCATTGCCTGTAACTTCAATTATGTCCCCCGCATCAAACGATTCTCTTAAGCCTGGTACGGTATCTGCTAATATAACCCTAGTAGAGCTTGATGTTGCCCCGTTTACCATGCCAACTAAATTTTTAGCAGCTACCAAATTTGAAACTGCAATTTCAACCGGAGCATTAATATCATTATCAAAAGAAATATCTGTGTCTAAAAATGTTTGTGGTTCCATCCAGGTTTGGCCTGATATTTGCCATGAAACACTGCCTGTTACAGCGGAATCAACAAGACGAACTTCTTGTACTTTTTTACCATTTTCATAAGTAACCTCTGTAGCACCGGATCCTGTTGGGTATTTTGTTTCCAAATTAAATTTAACAATCGTTTCCCTAGAATTTCGTTGCTTTAATGTTATAACGTTGTTACCTGTTAAATCGTCGTCTAGTGTAGTTACGCCTGTACCTGTTAATGTTATTGTATATGTTTTTTCGTCAGAACCTGTATTTTCAGGAAACTCAATATCAATAATTTCTTCGACACCTTCTTTTAATGTGCCAGTTTCTGTTTGTATATCAGAAGACCCATCATTAACAACAACTTGATAGGTTGCGCCTATTGATCCAAATATAACTAATTCCCTAGTATCACCAATTTTTAATATATCTGATTCATTAATACTAAAGAAATTTAAAACTTCTGTATCAACTGTTATTTCAGTAGCTTCGGCAGAAAAGCTATATGATTCAGTTCCTCCACCTGTTTGTATTCTTACTCTTTCAAAAACCGTAATTGAGGTTGAATCATTATATATTCTGTAAAGTTTTACATCAGGATTATTAGTTGTAGGCTGCACCGCGGCAACACTTTGAAATTCATAGCCTTCCGATGCTTTAATTGTCCTAATATTGATATTTCTTAATGACTCCGCAACCCCAGTTATAGTATATTGGCCATCTTCCGGAATATCTGAATAACAATTTGTAGGAGCAAAATCCCAATTTCCAGTCACTGTATACTCTTGGCTATTTCCAAATCCGGTGTCTAGCTCAACAGTTATTGTTGTATCTGTTAAATACATTCTAGAAACACTAATATCATATACTGCCGAGATTGTATTGTCAGCCGTATCTGGTGTACCATTATCTGTAAAAGTTATATTATCACCCGAAAAATCTCTTGCTGCTAAAACATACCCAGCCGTTGGCTCTATCGTGAATGTTACTGTATCGGGCAACTCTGTATCTGCATATTGTATAATTTCTATATCTTCTGCGGTATATCCCGTGCCTTCTTCTAGTTCTATTGTTAATGTAACTTCTTCCGCTACTACAACCGCTTCAATCTCTTCAGCAGTACCTATACCCTGAACAGTAAAATCTTTTAAATCAACAGTAGTGGCTGTTTTTTCTTTACCCTTCACATAAGTAAAATATTTACCCTCTTTATTTTCAAACAATAATTCATCTGATTCTTGTAGATCAGTTTTCATCGTTGCTTTCCAATCTTTAGTGCCTTCGTACGATAATGTTTTAAAGTTTTTAATATCTGATGGCGATCCGTTTGATATGAAAGTTACTTTTGAAAAATACTGAGCATCGTAAAAATTATTATTTGTAGCCTTGGGGTGGGCATGCTCATACAAGTGACCCAATTTAAATGTGTAATACTTATTGTTTAATGAAAAACCGTTTTCAGGAACAAAAGAAAGGCGAGTTGTCCAGCCCCTAGTATCTTCTGTATATGCAATAGTTTGACCTTCTAGTGTTATATTATAAGTATTATTCCTATCATCATATGTCCCTAAGATATACCCATTGTTTTTAGACGACTCTGCTAGAATATCTCTAAAGAAGTCATTCATGCCATACCTTGATATTTCTTCCAACCCGTCTCTGCTGTGGCGCAATATTACACCACGATTTCTATCTGCAAAATATAATCTATTTCCAAATGAAGCAAAAGACTCTGGATTTGTAGATATACCATATTCACCAGAAACAGGCACGGTTGCCCCCAATACAAGATTAACAGACTGTAAAGCTAGCGAGTTACCCCCAGCATCATATAAAGCGTCTTTGTCAGATAAAATTTTAACAATTTTGTCTTCACAAAACACCATTAAGTCAGTATCTCTAGCGTGCAACTTTTGAATAGACCCATATGCTGGTAATATATCTTTAGTTATTGATTCACCGGCTATAAACTGATTTGTATTGTTTATACTCGCGGTTGTATTTATAAGCCCAGACCATATAAGCCCGTTTAATTTTCTTTCTGCTTTTATTTGTTGAGGAATAGTAGCGGAAGCTCTAACACCTTTATCTATCGTTAAAGCATTAAAGTCGTCTCTGATCCTGTTTGATTCAACACCATTACCAAATGCAAATGAATTATAATATCTTAGCTTTTGTTCTTTGCCATGTAAAGTTATATCATACGAGTCCTCAGTTTCATAATATATATCAAGTTCTTGGATCCCGCGCGCAGGCTCTACTTCAAATATTGCAGGATTTTCTGTATTAAATTCCGCATTTTCTGGAGAGGCTTGAAGTATTTCTATTAATTGTTGTTTTTTCTCGTCTAACTTTTGCCCAAAAAATGGTATATTTTTTTCTAAATTTCTATCTAATACAACGTGCTTCATATAAGACCCGCCACCCTTGCTTGCACGTTTATTATTATTAACCTGTTTATATACACCAAGCACTTTATAAGGTTTAGAGTGCCCTCCAAATGCTATTGTTGCGCCCTCCACAAGTCCGTCCATAAAAGGCGTATTATTTCCGCGCTGGTCATTAGATTCAATAGAAAAATGAAAATTGTTAGCTTTAGCTTTATCTAATACGGCATTTGCTTTTGACTTATTATACCCGCAGCAATGTCCACCTTCTCTACCGTTTGAGCCCCCTCGTTGCTGGGCTAGCCTTTTCCGATTAACAGGTGTTCCTCCTTTACCGCCTGCACATATAAAATACCCAGGGTCAGCCTTTCTTTTTCTTCTACGGATTATACCATCAACCGTAGTGGACCCTTTCGTTATATAATTAATATCAGACTCGTCCGCTTCTTGTTGAATTAATTCTTTTTCTAAAATTTGATTTTTTTGTAATTTTATAAAAAATCTACCAGCAAACTCAGCATTACCTGCTGTGCTTTGTCTATCGTAAACCTCTATATTTATTTGGCTAATATCATTTCTAAAATAACTAGCTTGCGTTCCGTTATCATTATATAAAAATTCAACGTCTTTTCCAAATGGCTTTGTCGTAACTATTTTTGCAACAAAACCGTCTCCGCTTGCCGTGTGTGCTGTAACTTTTATTTCATAGTAATTAGAATAATTACCCTCTCTTTCAAATCTTATAAAGTTACCGGATAATAAATGAACTATTCTATCCTTAGGCACGCGGCTTTCGCTACTGCAGGATAATAAATTTACAACATCAGATCCGGGAACCGGGGTAGTTGCTATTAGCTTTGTTAATTGTTTTTCTAACTGATTGTAATTAGAGTCAAATATAACTCTAGCTAAATAATCTTTTGTTGAATATTTTTTAGCTATAAACTCAGGCGGATCGGCTTGTACTGCAAGAACTTTATATTTATTATTTTCAGCAACAACCGCCGTGTCTTTATTATGACCCTTTTTAAGTATTAAATAGCTGTCCTCTTTTAGTTTGCTCCTGTCGTTAGAGCTCATAGAAACCCATAAAAACCCTAAATCACTTGGGTTTTCATAAACTCTATCTACAGCTATATTATAATATTCTTGTGCCGTATCTTTAATATAGTATTTAAATCTTTCAGCCCAGTAAGGCGGATTGGATGTAATTGTAGCTGCTATTTGTGTAGCCGCATTAGATTTACTTTTAGGTATTTTAAATGTACCAGACGCATCCGAAATAACAGGAGTTTGTCTACCGTATTTATCCGTATATACTACGCCTAATGTATAAGTTCTATTTGATTTAATTGATCTATAATTATCTCTATAATCAAATCCAATATCAAATTTAGGTTTTTCGTCTACTGTGTATCCTTGCAAATAATTACCGAATATAAGCCTATTAGCTGTAATATCCTGAGCTTTAGCACGCCTAGGTACATTATCATACGGTCTTAATATTTGATTTGATTCAATAACAGAATCAATTTGCTCAGTTTTAACAACAACAGTAGCGATATTAGCCCCTTCACCTTCTGGTCGTTGTATGGTATTTATAACGTATATAGAATTTATTTCGGGTGTTTTGTAAAGTATTTCAATTTCTTTTACATCAGGGCCTCCGGTTTCTATCTCGTCTAGCTCAATACGACGTACAACATTAGTCATCGCTAAATTGAACCCGTCTTTACCGTTATATTTAAACTCTGATAAATCAGTAAATTGTGTGCTTGCTGAATTGCCTGGCAAGAATGCGATTTCTGAAAAAGGTGCCATTACAGAATACTCCCCGTCATAATATTTCCATCTATAAGAAAATCTTGGAAATGTTAGTTGGTAAATAGGATCATCTTCTATAAGTCTGCCTATCCATTTTTTGCCTTGATCTTCTATTGAAGGCTTAGAAAAAGAAAGTATTGTTAAGCTAAGTGAAGTTCTTTTGGTTTTTGTATTGTAAGAAGCATCTGCAACCTCTACCTCTATTTCTAAGTCGCTGTCCGGGTCTTCTGAAAAAAGATTAAGTCTATCTTTTTTATTTAAAGCAACTTGCCCGCCTATTGAAGTGGTTACGCGATTACCAATTTTTTTTGAAGAAAAATCTTGATTTAAATAAATTCTGACAGGTAGGGCGTCTCCGTTTTCATCTACCCTATTTGTATCAAATAAAGTTAATGATGGTGCGCTAAATGGAGATTTTTTAATTAACGCTATATCCTCTTCTCTAACATCCTGCCCAAATATCTGTGTTGTTGTATTAAAATTATTATTAGAAAGATTCTTAAATGTATTAATATTAATTTTTTTAGGCTCATTAAAATTGTCTGTAAAAAACAACAAGCCGTCTGTTATATTAATACCAGTTATTATTCTATCTTTTTTAAAATTAAGAGCCGTAGGAGTAATATAGGTTATTTCTGTTTCAACTAAATACCCTTCGTCTAATTGTAAATCATAAGGTAAGAATATTTTTATTTGCTCTTCGTCAGTACTATCCCCGTCGCCACGCGAATCAGGATTAGGATTAATTTCTATTTTTGTATTAGCCGGAATATATAAGGTTTCATTAAATTGTCCTTTTATTTGGATAGTAACATCGTTTTTAGTATCAGTTACTATTTTATTGGAACCGTCCGCAGGTCTTGTCCCAAAAACAAAAGCCCATTCATCATTAGCAAAAAAGTCAAGTAAACCATTTGTATTTGCTACGTTTTTTGGCTGTCCAGGGTCCTCTAATATTATTAAACCGCCTTGATTACTAATTTGCATATAACGCGTGATAATAGTTGTTTTTTTATTAGCAACTACTATTGGAGCAATTTTTTGAGTTTTTTCAGAGTATTCCCAAATAGCGTCTTTTACGTCAGAGGCGGTAAACCAATATATTTTATCCTCTAAATCATATCGTTTAGCCCCTATACATACAGTGGTGTTGTCCTGATTTAATAATATATTACCGTTTTCATCCACATATTCATTAAAGGGAATATTGGATAATCTTAAATTACCAAGTACACTTTCTATAGCGCCAACGTCTGAACCTTCACTATTCGCTATTTTTATGTTTAAAGCATCACGATAAGTACCGGGTTGAACTAATCGTTCGTCGGTATCTTTATCCATAACGCCTTTAACAAAAGTATTTTTAACCTCTGCCATGCACTAGTGTTTTATTTGTTTAGATTTGCCACGCATTACCTGCGTTAGCTCTTCAATTTTAATATTTGATAATCTTAATTTTGCTTGTCTTATAGCAGCAAATCTTTCTCTTTTGTACCTTTGTATTATATATTCAGGCATGCCAACACGGGTAGAGACAACCGCATGTAAGATATATTTATACAATGCTTCCTCGGCAAACTTATGAATTTGCATTTCAGAATCATCTACGCCTAAACCATCACTGATATAATGTATTGTAATTATTTTGCCCGAAAACTCTGAACTGAAGTATACGCGGCCCCTGTCATTATCCAAAATAAACAATCCGTTTGCATTTGCAAATTGCGGGTCTAACCCATATCTTTGCCCATACGCAATGGACTGACCTAGACTATCTTCATTATATTGTTTTTGTTTTTCGGATTCTTGACTAACCGCATTAAAAAATTTTCGTATTGTATTTGAGTCAAAAGCCTCCAATATGTTGCCATTTGAATCAAACATAAATTCATAATTATTATCTTGTAATGGCGATCTTGGATTACTGCTTTTTAAAGACGGCAGTATAGTGTGCTCAGCGCCGCCTTCATCAACATATGTAAATTTTATATAATTTACGTAGTCTTGCGGTAAACGTATTGAATTTGTAGGCCCTAGTTCAACTTCTAAAGTGCGTGGTGATCGCAAAGTATCATACGATAATTCTTGTAATCCCCGTTTAGCGTGGAAAACAACATCACTTCTTTTAACATGGTCAAGTATTTTCTCTTCGCCAGTATATGCAACAATAAAGTTTGAAATTAAATCATCAAGCTTAATAAATTGATACCCACCGTATTCTCCACCTTCGTAATAGGATTGCTCTGTGTTGGAAATTAAACTCATTTATTAAGATTTTTCTTGTTGTGTATTTTTCATATCTTCTTGGCTAGCTGCCGCAAAAATATCCGGCTCTCTAATACTTAATCCTGCGAGCGCTAATATTTTAATGACTAAATCCGTTTCTTCAGAATCATGCAACTCAAAATCAGTTGCGGTATCTTCATTGTAAAGCGCAACATCATTTACCTCTATATATCCCCAAACAGCTTGTGCCGGTTTTTTTATATATTGGATAGTAAAACTACTTGCAGTATCCGTCGCGGAAGTATATACCTTAATACCAGTATTATCTTTTATATAAATAGGTCTTGCTAAAGTAGGTTTTACTAATGGTGAGTTTATAATAGTTAGAAAATCGTTTTTAAGCACATACTGCGCTTCTTTGTTATTTAGGATAACAGCACCTATTCTGTATAGATCAGACGGTAAACTTCCTGTTGAAGTGGCGGAAGCTTCGAATAGGCTAATTTTTTCATTAATAATATCGAGCATATCAGAATACTCGGTATTATTTTTAGGCAATCTTCTAAATTGGTTTAAATCATAGAAATATTGCTCAAATATATCCATCTGCGCTTGATTAGCAAATAGATTAAATTCCTGCGGCGTAAGATACCCACGCTGTTCTTTATTTAAAATTGATAATACCCTTTGGTAAACAGTATCTATACTAACGCTCATAATTTTTTTAATTTATAATAATCGGGCCGCCGTTAAGCAGCCCGACTGCTATAACTTGGGTTAGCCCATTTTCTTTTCAATAGCTTTGTATATTTCTAAACCTTCGTCGGTTTTAAAATATGCAGCTAATGCTGAATATGGATTTTCATCAAAAGGAACGGTCATTACTTTTCTACCGTTGCTTCCATATTTAAAAGTGCGTTGATCTTCAGCTAAGTTTAAATAGCCTGCTTCAACAGCTTTAATTCCAAAATTTCTAAGTTGGACGTTATCGTCTGCGGCGAGTTCTAAGAACGCTACAGGATTGCTCTTGGCAAATAGTAGTATATCTCTTTTTATCTCCTTAGAAGACATCTGAGCCACTTTAGAGCCGTATTCTACTCGCAATATAGCTTCAGCGGCATCAACTTCAAGCTGTGCGGCTGCTGACATTGCTGTAAGTTCAGCTTCTAAATAATCCAAATCATCCTCAGCATCTGCAACTCTATCAAACTCCACATATAATTTATTACGCAAAGGATGGTAAAGTGAAAGTAATTTTTGCAATGCCTGCTTTTCTTTTGGAACAATTAATTGCCCATCTCTAAAAACAATATGCTCTAATGTTGCTGGTCCTTGTTGCTCATCTGCAAAAGGCGATCGTTGATTAGTTGCATATCTTAATTCACGTTGGTAACCTTTTTCTGCGTCAAAATATAATAATGGTCTATTTTGAGAGTGTCTAGATGGAACGGTTACAATAACGGGTTGTTTATTACTTTTAAGTAGATAAACACGATCTTTAACTTGCCAATTGGCTTCTTTTATTGTTGACATAATATAATAAAATTAAAAAAAAAGAAAAAAAAGAGGCGGCGATTAAACCGCCCCTTTTAAGGTTTATTTACTAGGTGCGTGCACTAGCATCAGTACCGTCAGATCCACCAGCTGCTGATGTATCTTTGAATAAGATGAAGTTGTTAGCTCCTTGTACACATAGCGCTCTTTCAGATAGGAAGTGTACGTTCATTTCATCAATATCAGAAGTGAAGTTTCCTCCTACAGAACCAGTGATCCAAGATTTCATTCTTCGATCATCAGCTTCTGAAGCTCTATAGCGAATATGCAAGAATGGACGTTGAATGTTTTTACCAAGCGTTTGGTCATAAACTGTAGAAACACCAGCGGGTACAAGTACACCGTCAATGTCAGCAGTTAAACCACGAGTAGCAGCATCATTCAAATATTTCCAGTCAGTTTTATAGAAATCGTAAGAACCTCTACGGAATCCAGAGAATCCAAGGTTCAAAGCCATATCCTCACTGTTTTCAAATACTCCATAAGAAGTACCGCCAGTACCGTAAGAATTTGCACGAGCTAGCATATTATCGATAGCAAGTGAAGTTCCACGATCAAGGAATAGCATGTTTTCTTCAATAGCGCCTTGTTTGTCTAATTCTTTAAGGATTAGGTCAAACTCAGCAAGACCGCTTAAGCCGCTTGAGTTATCGAAGTCATGATCGTTAAATACAAGACCGCGAGATTCAATAGCAGCAAAAAGACCTTCAGTACCACGCATAGTAGCGCCAGAGGCATCGGTAATAGCAGTAGAAGCAGTTACTTTTTCAGCTTCAACCATAGTCATTTCTAGGTAGTCTTCGAAACGTAAGCGAGTTTCATGCTCAGATTTCAAATACCAAAGGTACCCAGAAGTTCCCAATTCAGTTGTAACTTCTACCCAGCCGATTTGTGCAGTATCAGAACCATTGATTGAGTATTTATCTTTAATAATGATTGGGCTGTTAGAATACTTTTGGAACCCAGCGTCAACAGACCCAGACATTCCAGCAGCACCTTTACCAAATTCAGAACCAAATACGAATACGTTCAAATCAGGATTAGTACCTGCAGCAACGAATCCAGCTGGCCATGCATCATTATTATAAGGATATGCCTCAATAGAGTTAGTAGCAACAGTCTTAACAAATGCAGTTACAGTATCAAAACCGTTAGATACTACAACTGTTTGGTTAGCGCGGATAGCGTGACCAGTAATGGTAAGCGTATTGTCAGTATTATCATTTACAGTCGCAACTTTTACATCTTTATATGCAAGGTGTAGACGGCCTTGTTCTGACCATACAACTTCGTCAGAAGCCATAGGCATTTCAGCGCCGACCATACGCAAGAAAGAAGAGATAGAACGATTTCCGTAACGCTCTACTTCTTTTTCATATACTTCAGGTAGGAATTGCTTAGTAAAGTTAAAGTCATTGTCTGCAATAGACAAATAGTTCTTATCGAACAATGTTTTAGTTGGTGCGGGCGTCAATCCAGCTGGAAACGCGCCGCCAGTAGCAAAACTCATGTTTGTTTAGTTTAAATTATTATTTTCTTATTTTTACTCTTAATCTTGAAGAATCGTCGCCACTTATTGCTTTTACAGAAAATCCACTGCTAGATGTAACTTTTTCATGAGTCCCTCTCGGAGCCATATTTACATTCTTAGCCGTTGCCATACTTTCTTTCAAAGCGTCAGCTCGACCCTGCTCGTAAAAATGTTGTGCAATTTTATCAGTGTTCATTGCAGTAAACAAAGCTTTATGATAACCTTGCGCGTCTTTCATATTCTTATTTTCATCAAGAAACTTTCCTATGAAATTATGAATATCTGACTGCGCTTCTTTTACTTCATTTGGTTGCTTAACATTGAATCTGTATCTCTTGTCCCCGACTTTGTATTCAAAACCTTTGAATTCGTCATTGAAAACTTTATTAGTTTTATCAAGAAATATAGATTGTTGCTGCTCAACAAGTTTATTTGTTTCTTCAGTCTCTTTATTATAGCGGTTAAAAAACTCTACAGCTTTTTGTTGATCAGGTGTTAATCTTGATCCCGCTTTAATTTCTTCGTAATATTGCCCTTTTAAAGTTTCTAAATGATTTTTAGCTTTAGCAACTTCTTCTTTAAAGGCAATTTTAGATTTTCTTATTTGCTTTTCATCATCTAATTCTTCATCATATGAAAAATCTTCCATAAGAATATCGATGTCTTCCGCATCTAAGTGCGGTTTTGTTTGCTTGTAATAATCTCTTAATAAAGCAATATCATCTACGTTAGAATAATCTTTATTTAAAGCAACATAATCTTCTAGCGTACCGCCAGTTTCATTTATAAAGTCTACGACTTTTTGTATATTTTCCGGAAGCTCAATACCAGAGTCTTGTTGCTCCTGAATAGCCTCTTGCACTTCGCTGGCTAATTCTTGTGCTTCTTCTTGTATTTCTTCTTCCGTAATTTCTTCAAGAATTTCTTCTAATGCCGGTTCTTCAGCCCTATCATTTGTAATGGGCTCTTCATTTTGTTTGGGCTCCCGTACTTCTTGTACCACTTCTTCGCTACTTGGCGAGTCTTCGGGTTCTTGGACAGAAACATCGCTTGCATCTGTGCTTTGCTCTGGAACGGCATTTTCTTCTGGTTGTAAATTTCTTAAATCGACCTTAATTACATTGGGGTCTTCTTGTTCTTTGGTTTCCTGCGCCGTTACCGACGCCACCTCCTCTTGATGCTTTTCTAAAACATCATTTCCTTCTATGGCTTCACTCATGATAAAATATTATATAATTATACAGTATACATTACCTAGGTTCGAAAGAACCTAAGTCAAAATCACCACTAAGTATATCGTTTCCTGAGGATTCGAATACTTTAGGCGGTAAATTGTTTTTTCTTTGATTTATAAGCTCGCTTTGTTGAGACGCTTGTATTTTTGTGCGCTCATCTTTGCGATCTTCTTTTGATTTTGCTAAACTTTTTTGGCCTTCAACTTCCATACCTTTTAGTTGCATGTTCATTTGGAACTCAAGCTGCATTAATTCTTTCTTAAGTGCCGCTTCTTGCATTAGCCTTTGGATTTCAAGATTAGACTCAACTTTTGCAAGTTCAGCTTTTTGAGCAATAAGTTGTTGGTTCTTTTGAACCTCTGCTTGCGCCGCAACCTGCTGTGCTTGCGCGTTTGCCTGAGATTGAGCTTGAATATTTTCTTGCTGCATTTGTTGATCACGTTCAAGTTTTTTCTGACGTCTAATTTTCAACAATTGATTAGCTAGCTTAATATTTCTAATCTCTCTAATATCTATAGCATCATCTAAATCAATGAGGCCGGCTGACAGGGCGGTTTGTATATTGCTTTCCAGCATTGCTTTTTCTTCTTCGTCCGGCATTAAATCAATAAATATACCAAAGTCTCTAAGATGCAATTCTGTTAATTCATCTAATGTTGCAACATTATGCGCACCAATTTGTTGAATAAATGCTTTTGCAGTTGGGGAATATTCTAAAACGTCTGCTATTCTTAATGAAAGGCATTCTGCTGTTTCCGCTGTTAAAAATAATCCACTTTGTAATATATGGCGTGTAGCTGTGTTTGAATTTGCAGCAGCTAACTTTTGTACGCCAACTAAAGTTTTACTATCAGGCATACTTCCATCGCGCGCTTCGTTTAATCCCGTAACGTCACGAATCATTTGCAAATAGTAATTATATGTTGATATTAAGCTTTGTAGCTTTCCGCCACCATTACCACTTTGTAATTCTTGAATTGGCACTTTGCCAGGATTCATATCACCGTCAGACGTAAATGATCTACCAATCACAGAGCCGGTTTGGAAAAACATGTTCAACGCTTCTTGTGGGTTATATGTTGTTCCGTTGCCCAAATCAATTTCAGCTAATCCATCAGCGTCAAGATAAACCCCGTCCGGTACCATTCTTGACATTACTTGTTGTATCTTTAAATGCGTTAGCTGTATCATATCAGCAAAGCCAGTAATTCTACTAACTAAACTTTCAATACGACCTTTGTACATTCTAGGGGCTACTAAAGAATAATTTAACTTTACTCTTGTAGTATCGCTTTTAGGGCGCATCATATTTTGCGCCATTTCCCATTTTAACAATTTATTTGTGCCAAGCACTAATGCACCTTCATATAAAACCTCTAAAGATCTTGATACTTTTTCAAATCTTGATCTATCATCTTTAGGTGGATTAAACTGATCGTTTTTAATAAGCGCTCTTTCTGCGCCAGACGGTGTAAGCTTTATCTTATATACTTCATTCATAAATGTTTTATAATTGAAATATAATATTTGTACAGAGTTGGCATCTAAATTATTTGTTTCAGTAATTGTACGATGATAAAAATCCGTATTCTGTACGCCTTGCTTTGTTATTTCATCCAAATCTTCATTTGTAAGATCAGGAAATTGCTTTTTAAGCTCGTTTAAAGATATTGTTTTAATTTCACCAATATAATATATATCATCAAAATACGGTGAATCTGTATATGAATAAACTAAATCAGCCGGGTCTACATATTCAATTTTAATTCCTTCCGATGTTGAAAACGTATTTTTAACCGCCCCTATACCAAGAACAGTTAGATCATAATAAAAACGTTTTTTAACAAGTTCATAATTGTTTTGCTCAAATATTGTATTTAATGCTTGCTCTTCGGCTAGCTCAACCGCTTGTTTATAAGACAGTTGCATATGAACAGATAATTCTTCTTCACTTGATGGTAATGTAGCTGGGTCATTTTCGTATAGATTCATACCAAATTCTTCCTGTACAAAGTCATTTAATTCTTGGGTTTTCATGTCCCTTAATACTGACTCCATGTATTTGGTACGCTTTTCTATACCGTATGGATCTTGTGAAAATGCTTTTATATCATATAACCTTTCCGCGATACCATTAACTACAATGTCAACAAATTTAGGAATAATCGGCACAGGCTTCCAATCTAAATTAAGATATGATAGATCACCATTAATAGATAACTCATCCTTATATTTTTGCACAGATTGCTCACCACGTGCGTATAATCTTAATTTATGATATTGATTTTGATTATTGTAAAATCTGGTTGTGCCAGAATCTCTTTTAAACCATTCATGCTCTATAGCTTTAGCAACTTTAAGCCCATACTCTGAGCTCATTTTTTCTAAATCACTGGCGATTTGGCTTGGAAAATAACTTTTTACAACTGACTCAGCCATATTATTCTATTATTTGCGATCTTAAACCGCTATTTGTATATTTTGCAAAACTTATATTAACAGTAGATTTTTCTCTTTGAGCTACTGGCGAGTATAGATGTCTATTACAAGCCATTATAGCTAATCCCGAACTAATTGCGGCATCAAATTTTGTACGTTTATTAATATCAAATTTAGCCCAATCATTTAACGTTCTGTTGAAATATATATTGTTAGCGCCTCCGTTTTCATTATAGCCAACGTAAGACTGAATATATGTTTCTATTGCGGCAGCGTGCGCTTGCCTAATATCTTCTGAGGAGTTTGGTATACCTCCTATTTCTTTTTCGGCAATTGACAATTTATTAAACACTTTGTCTGGCCTATTAATTGAAAACTTTCTATAACCTCTACGCTTTAAATAATATAATAAACGGGGTTTATTGTTTTCCGCTAGTATTGGCATACCATAAAAATGTATTGCCATTAAAACATCCTCAAAAAACATCTCGGCTGTTTGAGGTCTAGCTATATATTCTAAAAAAAATGTATGAGGAGGTGCATCTTCCATACTAAACTTAGTAAGGCCATGCAGCGCTCCTTTTGATCCTTGGCCATCAGTGGTTCCTGATATGTCATAAGAGTCACAACCAAATGCGCCTATATGCTCATTGCCTGGATATTTTATACCATTTTTTGTTATTACGCGATTTTGTAATTCTGTACCTGGCAACCAGCTAACATAAAACCTACCGTTTAAATCCGGCAGGAATATTACTTTTGAGTCTTTGACTCCATTAACCCATTGAAAGTTACCTCTTGTTATTATATCAGAAGACCCTAAGTCTTCGTTATAATCTATTTGTTCGTATATTTTAACCAGATTAAATATACTATTTTTAGTTTCATCACGGAATGCATGCTCTTCTGTGCGCGGAAACTGCCTATAATACTCATTTAGAGCGTCCTGGTCGCCTCTTAACCCTTCAACCTCATTATCCCAATGCTCTATTACCCCTTGGTCAATAATGTCTCCATACGGGCCTTCTGCAGGTTCTTTTGGCGTATTAAATACAGGGTATCCATAAGCATCAATGAATCCCTCGTAGTTCCATTCCATAGGTATGAACAAAGAATATAATCCTGAGCGAGTTTGTCCATTGCGGTTTCGTTTAGTAACGTCTGAGTCATTGTATAATTTTTTAAAGTTTTCACCCCCTTTATCTAATGCATTTGACGTTGATCCCATCATGCACTTGCCAATAACTCTACTACCTAACCTTAATGTAGTTTTTGTTACTCGCCAGTTGTTTAAAATATTATCTGGCTTTTCCCATTTACCACTCTCGTCATGCACTAACAGCTTTAGTTTTTCACCATCATAGCTGTTGTCCCCTGTATTTTTCCAGTCAATTGTTGTATCCAGCCCTTGCAATTCTTCACGTTGTTGCCCGGATTGTATTGACTTTCGTGTAAGTTTTGACGCCGGAACCCTATATGCAAGCTCAGATTTAGGTCGATCCATACCGTCTTGTATTGGCTTAAAGAAAAAAGGATAGTTTATTGATATAGGAACTACTTTATCTGTAAACATCTTTTTTGCATCCCCTCCTGTCTTAGATAATATACCGAATCTTGCATCCGATGATATTGTAGCCATATTGACAGTTTCACTTGAAGCCATGAATGAAAAACCAGATCGTCGGTTTTTGAGGTAGCACATGCCATAACATCTTTGGTCTGCCTTGCAAGCTTCCCAGAATATAAAGAATAATCTATTTGCTTCCCTAAACTCTGGTGCCCCAACATCAATCTTGGACCACTGCAGGTACATGTAATGAGTACCAGTAACATAAGTAGGCTTGTCTTTATTATAAAACCAATGCCCCTCATCCCTCCTTTTAAATTCTTCATCTATATATGGTTCCCACTGATCTTTGAACTCTTCTGGGTAATTTTTCCAATCAAATATAGTTTTTATTCTATTTAATTCTTTTGGATACTCCGCTTTAGTCCATTTATTATTACCCTTAGCTAACTTTGTTGGCGCGGGAGGTAATGCAATATTCAAATTTTGTATGCTATACACATCACCAATTTGCCCCGTCTTGCTTATAACTACAACATCATTTTCTTTGTCATAGCCATATTTCCATCTACGCGCTTTATTATATCTTTTGAGCGTGTTTATTTTAATAGGTTGAACTATCCTAAATAAATTTTGCTCATACATTACTTAGATCTTTTTTCAGCAAAGCCGCTAAATGCCTGCTTAGTTTCTTCTTTAGGCTTATTTAACAGTATAGACTTTTCTTCTTCAATGCGGTTTAATATTTCGAACGCATCAAATATTGCTAGCTTTTTAGTAGCGGCTGCGTTTTTAAGCCTATCTGCAGAAACATCATCCTCTGTATTTGTAATGATTTTTTCTTCTGCAACTTTTATAAGCTCGTCAACCGCTTTATGCCCAGCTCGGATTATATTCCTTTTCGTTTCCTTTATATCCATATTTAATCGCAATTGAATCTGTAGTTACCCTGTATAGCCTTTCGCCTTCAATAATAAATTCATATTCACTGCGTGGAGTAAATCCAACTAAGTCATCTTTTTTAATTCCGTTTTTGGCTAATGACTTGTCTAAATATTTAATAACACCTATAAGCGGTGTTTCAAAGTCTGTACTGAAAATATTATTAGATTGAATAGGCTTTACAAAACAATAGTTTTTTGGCGCGCACCATTCTCCGTTTCTTCTATATAAGAATATCTGACTTGAATCAACAAAGTATGTATCTTCGTTAAAATAGCTTTTGCTATTCTTTTCATTCCCGCGAACATCATAAAAACGCCTAAACACATTGTGATGTAAAATAACTTCATCACCTTTTTTAATATCTGTCTTTTCGTTTTTAGGAGTATTTAAAACTATACCAATACGATTAACATATTGATGGTTTTGTAATTCGGTGTTAACTACAAGTTCTTTATCGTTAACTTTAATTTGGTTTGTAGTACGGTTTCCTTTTGGTGTTACTATAAAATGAAATAAACTTCTCATTAATATTCTAAGTTATATTCAACAGCTATAGCCATATTTTTATTAAAGTCTTTCCATGGCAAAACTTCATCATTTTTTTCTATAAATATAACAAACTTTTCCTCTTTTTCTATAATATCGGAGATTATATGCCCGCCATAAACTTCTTGCCCTACGGAATAGTGCATGGCTTCGTTTTTATAATCCTTACCAATACTAATCTTCCGTATTAGGTTCATCTTTAGTTTCTTTTTTATATTCACCAGTTTGGATGTTTATAGCAACATCGCCATAAGCCTCTTTCATTTCTTCTTGAAACTTAGATAGCCTGTCTTGCGGTTCTGATAAAGAATGCAATAATTGGTGCTTTCGCGACTCTACTTGTCCAATCTGTAATTCAATTTTATTTATATCCTCTATAATAGATTGCAAGGTTTTTAGCTCCTCAGCTTTAATTGATTTACTCATATTAAATTATATTAAAATTAAAAAAAAAAATATTACCAAGGCACTTCCTTAGTAACAATAGGTGGTGTAATTATTTTCTCTAAATTATCATCTAGCTGTGCTTTTAATCCTTCGTAATCCATACCTGCTTCTAGCCACCCCGTAACATCCGATTCTGTTAAAGAATCAAATGAGGTAAAATCACTTGAATCAGGTGGGTTTACTGTATGCACGCCAATAATTTCATCTGTATAATTAACGTCTTCTCCGTCTTTAGAATACGTTTGATCAGATGTACCAATTAGCCCCCAGTGTATACCAAAGACAACATTATCCAGCCCTTCGCTAGACGGATATACATCTAATTTTTTAATTGACCATGAATATGTATTTGCCATTTTTATTTATTATTTATTGATATTATATTATTTACGTGTTTTTACAGTTATTTATTTATTAACTAGTTTGTTTTAGCACAACTGTCCAGACCATATATCTCCAAGCTCCATCTGCGCTCCAAAAAACTCTAAAATATGTTCCTTCATTATATGCCTGATTTGGAGTAAATGTTAAAGAAACACCCGCTGCGGCTGTGTATGCTACGTTACCTGAGCTATAATCCATAGGAGCAAATGTACTATCATATTGATTTAATTGTAACTTAGCGTTACCAGAAGCTGAAGGCCCTGAAGTGTATGAGCTATATTGAAAATTTCTTACAATTACTTTTTCAACTACTCCGTTAAATGGCATTAATATAGGCGCAAAAGGATGATATCTATTATTTGACGTACTGGTTGTCATGCCATGATCTGTAGAGTACAAAGCATAAACATAGCCTATGCCGGCTTGACCATGATAACCATTTCCATTTATAATCACTGTTTGCCCAGGAAAAGTATCTGCTGTTATTATTTTTGCCATATTACCAACTATTTTGTACTATATTTACCCAAGCATACGTTGAAGCTCCTGTTTGCATAACCATATCTACATAGCTATTATTACCCGATGTTCTGTATCTTAGCGTACCCACATTTGTTGAAGATGCTGCAGACGTATCATCCGCCATTCTAACACCACCATTTACGTCAAGCTTAGCTTGTGGGCTAGTCGTTCCAATTCCAGCATTGCCCGTACTTGAATCAATTCGAAATCGTTCAGTCCCCAAAACATTTACTTCAAAATCACGGCCAGTAGTTGTAGGTAATAAAATAGCTGATGAAGTATATGGTGCATAAGGTCGCCTTGCGATCCATTGTGAAGCAGCAATTCCTGGATTTTCATACCACGACAATTCGCCCATAGTAGGCGAAGTACTGCCATTGTATCTTATACTAATTGTTGCGCCTGGATAAACTCCGCCTGTATCTAAAACTAAAAGAGGAGTGCCTGAGCTGTCTATTGTAATATTACCATTAGTAGTAATATTATTGGTGGTGCTAAAAGTACCAACAACATGCAATGAAGATGTTGGCACCGCCGTATTAACACCAACTCTATTAGTAGAGGCATCTACATATAGAACATTAGAATCTACAGCGACATCATTTAAAAATTTAATTGCCATTTTATCCTATTTTTGTTACAAGGACTTTAATATCATTTGTTGTTGGTGCTGATGCAAATACAATTGTTAATGTATCTACAGTTGTTCTTGTCACATCCGCATATACTGTTTCATATGAGCTTGCGTCATATAATTGCACAATTACATCTCTACTATTTAAACTATGAGTTACCGTATATGATGTGTTTGACCCGTCTCCAATACTTGTAGAATACTCTCTACCGGTTATTCTACCATCAACGCCAGACGTTAAATCCGTTTTAGCTAAAACTACAACGTGACCATATGTATCAACAGTTGTTTGCGTAATAGCCTCTAACCCTGATCCAACCTGAGATGTAGCGCTAGAGGTGTCAGTATGCGATATAGTTATAGTTTCATTACTGCTTTGGTTTAATGTAAATGAAGGGTCTGCATCAATTGTTATCGCGCTGTTTCCTGCGCTAAGTGTTATTGTAGAATTATTTACGGTTGGAATTGTAGGCGTGTTAGCAATATCAGTATTATAATCAACCTGATTTCTAGTGATTGTTTGGCCAGATATAGTTATATAATCGTATGATCCGGCTAGTGTAACAGCATCATGCAGATCACTTGTTAAAGCAACTGTGCCGGTAGCATCTGGCAACGTTACAGTTCTGTCTGCCGTAAGAGTACCTGCTAATAACGTAAGCTCGTTAGCATCAGAAACATTTCCTTCAAAAACAACACCGTTTGATGTAGATATTGTTTCAACATTATTTGTAGTAGTTGTACCTGTAACTTGTAAATCACCCGGTATAATCACTGTTGTGCCGCTAGCACCTATTGTTAGATTGTTTGAACCAACTCCGTCAAAAATTGTTTTAGAGCCAACCGTGAGGTCTATATCTGTAAGACCTGTAAGTGTCGTATCAGTACCACCTAGCGAAATTGTGGAGTTACCAATTGTGATACTAGAATTTGCTAATGATGAATTAGGAACGCTTGAAAGCCCCAGAGCTATTGTACCAGAACTTGTTATAGGCGAACCTGAATCTACATCAATTCCGTCTGAACCTGAGATAGCAACTGAAGTCACAGTACCTGGGTAGTTTGTTGTTACCCAGCTTTGATAAGCTAAAGTTTCCCAACCACTGCCATCGTGCACATTAACTACATCATTAGAGCTATGAAAATAAATCTGGCCTTCTTCAGACGCTGGAGCAGATGAGGTTACATGCAGCTTTGCGTTTTGTAGCTGATTATCATCTAAGTTTATATTATTAAGAAATGGTATTGCCATAATTATTAGTTTAAGTATGCTTTTCCAGATTCAGCACCTGTAAATGTTATTGTTAAGTTGTTATTGTCGGTATATGATACATCTCCATAGCCTTTTTGCCCAGTAGACAAAGCTATTGTAACAGAAGGAAATTTTTCTAAATTATGAGCAATGTTCCAAGTTGCAGATGCAACAGACTGGTCGTGTATATATTCTTTATCAGCGTCCAACATACCTACTGAATATATCTTACCATCTTCTAATGTTCCATTTCCTTGTGTATAACTTAATGAAAAGTCATAATAATTTGCGTCTCCTGAGTCAACTGTAACACTTGTTACCTTATATATACCAAAAATATTTTTATTCGAAAGATTGCTAATAATTATTTTTTTAGACGGAAATATCTGTAAAAAATTAGCAATATCCTGGGAAGAATTATCTATTTTATTAAATTTTAATGCTGTAATGCTAGAAAAAGCGCTATTATTTCCGCCAAGCGCAGGTAGACTAAACGTACCATCGCCTCTTTCTGTTACAACAAACTTATATGTTGTTTGCGCGGCTAGAGCTATTAAGCCTTTTTCGCCAAAAAAAGTAGCAATCTCTGCTAGCTTAAAGTTTTTAGTACCTAACCCGGATGAGTCGGTACCAATTACTTTATCGTCTACATGCAGGTCATCATCGAGGACATACGTATTTATTCTTGGCATTATTTATTTTTAAATATACTTGTTGCTTTTTCTGTTGTTCTGCCACCAAAATATGCCAACACCACAGCCATCATAACCTTTTCAAATGTATCATTCCAAAGTGCATTAATTTGAAACGGTATTTTTTCTACACTATCTAATATACCAGCAAAGCTAAATATAACAATACACCACACTAAAACTAGCGGGCGTACGTTTTTAGAAAGCCAAGAATCAGAAGCCGCGTCTGCTTTCCAGCGCGTGCTTATAGCTTCTATTTCTTTATTTTGCTGATCAAATATTAATTGTTGTAATTTGATTTTTTCTTCAGCGGGTATATCAGCTTTAGTTATAGCAGCAATAGCCTCTTTAGGTGAAGTAATTCCTTCTAATACTCCGCCTAATGCAGGATTTATCATATTAGCGGCACCAAGCAAAAGCTTGCCAACGGTTGTTTCGCTAAATTTTTTATTTGGCATCTACTAATAGTCTTTATATGTTTTAATTTCTTTTTTAGCCGCTTTAAACTTAGCTCTTTGCTCTTTTACAAGTTTTCTTTTAGTTTGTCTAAGTTCTTTTTTATTAACTTTTGGCTCAATAGCTTTATCAGCTTGCCTAGATGCTCTAGCCTCTTGTCTAGTAGCTCTTTTTTGAAGTCTTTCAGCTTTTTTAGTATTGCCAGCGGCTGCTGCGGCCTTGCTTTTTGCTTTTGATTTATCAGCTCTTCTTGAAATATTTTCAACTTTTGCAGCTTTCTTAGGGTCTACTTTTACAGTTGATTTTTTGGCCTTAGGCGTTATAGTTGTTGAAGCTGTAGGCCCTACTTGTGCGGTTTGGGCTTTTACTTTTGGGGCAACCACTTTTTCAGTAGTGCTTCTATTTGTTGGCCCAACACCATATGCTTTATTAATTTGGTTTTGGTAACGATTATATTCAGCAGAACCTTTAGTAGCTTTATTTCTTTTTGAAATAATATTATCTAAATCAGGACGAGCAGCTTTAGCATAATCATAAGTGCCTTTTTTAGGGCTTGAATTTTTATTAGATTTTGGCTGCGTAGATTTTGGTGAAGTTGATTTTGCTGATCCGCTATATTCTCCAGATAAAAATCCTTTTAGAAAACCATAGCCAGTAGCTAAATTGCCACCATACCCACCCTTTTGGGCATTGCTTCTATGTTTAGCAGCTTCCATTATCCCGCTAGTAACTCTTTTAGTAAGAGATGCTGGATTTATAAATTTTGTGGGTGCTTGTAAATTTTTAATCTTAGGCTGCACAATACCGCCTTTTGTACTATGCATTAATTTTGCTGTAATAGGAGTAGGTCCTACTTGTTTCTTTGCCATTTTATCGTTTTTTATATTGGAACATTTTATTAAGAGCTTCTTTTCGCCCTTCGCAACCACAAGGTATATTTAAGCCCTCTGATACTTTATCTACCATGCTTTTAATACCTGTAGCTTTTGTGAATCTTTCTACGGTGTCACCTAAACCTTTATCTTTTTTAAACATAATTTAATTATCTATGGCGGCTGCAACACCATCTCCGCCTTGCTGCCTTGCCTCTTTCGCCTGTCCAGCTGCGAGATCTTGAACAAAATGCTTTTTGCCTTTTATATGCTGCGGTGCCTGGTTTAACATCACATTTTGTAACAGCAGTTCTAAGCTTGCTGCCTGGATTATCACGACGGTATTTTTTAACCCCTTTTTCAGTCATACCGCCGCCAGCTGCTGCACCTTCTTTTTTCTTGTCTCTTACCTCATTGTAATAGCCTAAAGACTTTTTACGAGAAGGGGCGTCACCTTTTTTTAGAAATGGAGAATTACCTGAGTACATAATTAATATTTTTTGCTTCCAAATCCACTCATTTTAAATGGAGTCTTTTTATTACCATATTTAGCAGGCGATCCGTCTTTGCTAATAACACCCCTACCAATAAGAACATCCTTTTTAGTAATCTTGCCATCGCCAGATAAATCGGTCAATTTTTTCAAAGGAGCTTTAGTGGCTGCTTTTCTAAATTTGCCCATATCATATCGCATTTGCAACGTTCCGTCTGTTTTCTTTTTGTCGTCTGTTTTCTTAGTATCGGTATTATTAGTACTGGTAGTATTATTTGTGCCTGAAGTATTAGTACCTGCTTGTTCATTTTCGGTTTGAAACCGCGCAATATCAGATTTAACTTGCCCTTTATAAAACTTTTCTCCAGCTTTAGCGCCCTCTTCAGCCATTCTTTGAAAGTTTTCCGCTTCAGCTCCGGCTGTTGCGCCCACAGACTTAGCTTGTTCAACTTTAGCTTTATTTCTAGCTTCTTTAATAGCGGCCCTTCTTTCTTTACCTTTTTTCCCCTCTAATTTTGCCTGAGCGCGTGCTGCTCTAACGGCGGCTTGTTTTTTCTTACGAGCTGCTTGTTTAGCTCCGCGAATAGTATCTCTTGATTCCCATGCCTCTTTCCCGGTTCCCTCAACTTTAGAATATATATCTTTTGTTTCTGTTACTTTTTCGTCTGGTGTACCCCCAGTTTTTATTGTTTTTGTCCCAGGGCCACCTTCTACACCAGTTTTAGCAACCATGTCTTTCTCATAAGCTTCAGGATCTTTCGCTTTTTGGCCTTTACGATCAGCAATATAGTCTTCCTTACTTTTATATTTGCCTTGAATACCTTCTAAATTCTGGTCCCAAGCTTCGTTCCATGAATACCTTTTCTTTGTTTCAGTTTTTCCAGGTTGACCTTTTTTAGTATAAGTAGTTTGCGCCTGAGCCTTACCTTCTGGCGTGGTTATAATTACAGATTGTTTTTCTGTTTCTTTTTTTAATTTTTCTTCAGCTGTTTCTTTAAAAGGGCTATACTTTCTTTTAAGAGCACTAGTTATTGGGGTTGCTTTCATAATTATTATTATTTTTTTTTGATGCGTTTAAATCTATGACGAATAATCAAAGTTAAGCCACGATTTTTGTTTGCCGTCACCTTCTTTTTCTTTTTCTTTTTCGGAACCATTGTCTTCTGAGGTGGCTGGTTTTGTTAAATTACCACCTTCAGCTTTATCAGTTGCTTTTTCTATGCTCTTTCCTACTTGTTCAATAGCACCGCCTATTTTTGCGGCTGCACTGTCTTCAAATTTATCCAAACTCATAGAATTAGCAGCAAGCGTTTTGTCGCTTAGCTTCATAGGCGACTTGCATCGTTGTGTAATTGGTATTGCTTTCATATTATTTTGTTCTTTTATAAGCCTCAGCCTCCCAAGGCAAAGCACTTGACCCTTCTCTCATCTGCGGGCCGCGTGGGTACGTTTTATTTTTCCAGTATACATTTTTTTCATCATAATTCAAATCGCCTCTACGCATTTGTTCATGATGTATATTTTCATGTGCAACAGCTTCTTGTTTTTTAGACTTACTTGCTTTTTTATCCACAAACGTTGTTCCGTCACGGTTTGCTTCTGCAATAACGCCATCGTCTAAATTTTTTTCAAATACAGGGTGTGTATATGATGAAAGTTCTTCGTTTATACCGAGCAGCCTCCCTATTGTACTTCTAAGCTTAAAACCCATTATAAAAATAATGCTTTTTCTGCAGCGCTTTTTTCTTCAACCGCAGGCGCCTGTTCGGCAGATTTTTCTTCTTTCTTGCCTTCTTTCTTTTTACCTATGAAGCTAGAAGCCATACTAGCTACCTTCATTGCAGTAGCGGGATCTATTTTAGCTGGGGATGCATAACCTCCGCCGGCTGTGCAAAGTTTTTTAGTAATAGGTATTGCTTTCATCTTTCAGGGTCTTTAATCATATCGTCTATAGCTTTATTATAGACTTTATCTGTATACGTTTTGTTTTTAAAAAACTTACTGCGTTGGCTTGTAGGTAAATCTTCTTCGCCTAACATTATTCTGTAAATTCTTGATATAAGCTGCTTGCATTTAGCAGACGTTTGATATATGGTATATTTAGCAGTGGTTCTATTTCTTTCACGCCAAACACTTATCCATCCTTCACGCCTTAATCGTTCCCAGCGTTTTCTATCCCAGGATAGTGTATATACACCATTAATAAAATCATTACGTGTAAATCTTTTTTTACAATCCAAATAAATTAATAATTCTAAATCTGAATCAGTTAAATTATAAGTTTTACAGGCCCACTTACGAATGAGCCTGTAATACTTCAACAATTGTAACTCTCTTAAGTCATTTGAATTTAATCTCATTCTACAAGAACTATATCGTGTACTTTGATTACACTATATAAAGTATCGTTGTATTGGATCCCGTGCCCGGCATGCCGATCGTAAAAAACGACATCGCCATCTTCTACGCCTTCAACTAGATTACCAGCTGAAATAACTTTACCCTTTAAGTACCTAACGTCGCTATCGGATTTATCAGTTAATTCTAAGCCACCAACCATTCGTGGGCCTTCTTTAATCTTCTCTATCACCAAATAATAATTAATTGCTTTCATCTAATCGAATATTATTAATTATACAATCTGCTGATATAATCGTGTTAACAACACTAACCGCGTTTTTCAATGCCGTTTTAGTAACCATCGCCGGATCAATAATACCTGCTTTTATCATATTAACTGGTTTACCTGTTACAACATCGCGACCCCAGCCTTTTCTTCCTAAAGTTAGGTTATCTGATAACCCTGCGTTTTCAAGAATAATATGATATGGTGATACTATTGAATCTAGCAATACTTCTTCGCCTTTGTTTTTAGCCTTAACTTTTTGCGCGGCATTTAAAAGTGCAATACCACCTCCGGGTACAATACCTTCTTGTAGTGCTGCTTTTACAGCATATATTGCGTCTTCAACACGATCTTTCTTTTCTTTTAATTCAATTTTAGAATCCGCACCGACTTTTACGATTCCGACTGCTCCATTTAACATTGCTAGTCTTTGCTGCAGTCGTTTCTTAAAGTACGGGTTAGATTCATTCTGAATCTTCTTTTGTATATCTTCTATACGTTCGTTAAAAGCAATACCTAAATCACCAACTTGTAATACAGTTGTTTTATCATCAGTTATAGCTTTTACTGCTTCCCCTAAACAATCAGGCCGTATCATATCCAGATCATCGCCTAATTCTTCATTAATTATTTTAGCACCTGTTAAAAAAGCTAGATCTTCAATAGTATCTTGCTTTGTAGGCCCAAATCCCGGAGGGTCGATTATATTTACCTTAATATTGCCTTTTACTTTATTGGTAATAAGCGCGGCACTTGGTTGTTGTTCAACTTGTGCTACAATAAGTAAACTTCTATTTTCCTTTATAACGTGCTCTAAGACACTTTGTATCTTTCTTATGTTATGTATAGGCGAAGATACAATAAGGACGTATGGGTTGTCTAAAACAGCTGTACCCTTGTCTTTGTCAGTTATAAGATACCTTGATTTCAAACCGCATTCTAATTGTATGCCATCAACAAATTCCACGTATGTTTCGTTTGTTTCTGACTCTTCCATTAGCACTACGCCGTCTTTACCTACTTTTGAAAAGGCTGCGCCTATTTTAGAACCTAGTTCTTTGTCATTGTTACAGCTTATAACTGCAACTTGTTCGAGCATATCGCCTTGTATTGCTTTGGAGTGTTTTGAAATATACTCCATAACCTTTTCACTTGCTGATAAAATTCCATTTTTAATATCTCTAATAGACGTTTCGCCTTTATTTACTTCCTTAGTAGCATTGTTTAATAGCGAGTGAGCAAGGACGGTTGCCGTAGTGGTACCGTCACCTGCTTCCCTCACCGTGTTTTTAGCCGCTTCCTTAATAAGTGTTGCGCCGATATTCTCAACTGGGTCTCTCAAGACTACGGATTCTGCTACCGTTACACCGTCTTTTGTTATGACCGGTTTGCCAAGGGCGTCTTCATATATTACGCACTTACCGGAAGCGCCTAATGTAGATTTTACAGCCTTTGCAAGCTTGTCTACACCTGCTATAATTCGTTCCTTACCTTCATTGCCAAAGGAAAGGTCTTTTACTATCTCACTTGGGTTATTGAATTCCATTTAATTTAATTTATTTATATAGTAAGTAGATAATGGGCGCGATAGCCATTACATATGCTAGAACTGTAACAATTAGTCCAAATATGCCAAATAGTACCCACCCAATCTTTTTCATTATTTGAACGTTTTAACAACTACTGGTCCGTTTGCAAAAGCAAGCTTCTTTTTATAATGCTCAATTGAAGCATCAATAGCAGCTTCTGCGCCTTTTACGGTTTCCCTTCTTGTGGTATCAACCCAATTGCCGTCTCTATTATATTCGGCTTGGTAATACCCATTAGGTAGTTGGACAATGCGCCAGTTCTTCTTTTCGGAGGCATGCTCCCAAAGCTTTCTGGTTTCTTCGGATACGCTTCCATCGCCTTGCGATGTCCACGTTTGGTGATAAAAATAAGTCATTGTGGTTTTGGTTTTTATGTTAATTATTAATGGTTTGCCCGTCCTGGGCCAGGTTTATTATACGAAATACGTTAATTCAATAGATAAGGTTGATTTACCAGTACCAGTTGAATTGTTTTCAAATGTATATCCATTCAATGTTTCAGATCCACTAGCAGGTGTAAAGTGGTTAACATATATTCTGCTGTCGGATTGGTTAAGGTAACATTGGCGTATTGTGCCAATAGTACCAGATACATTTGTTATATAGCCTAGATTACCGCTATACTTAGATTGATTAGCGCTGGCTGAGAATGGAATACCAGTTATGTAGTTCAATGTAGCTGTTGAGGTTGGTGTCGCATGTTGCGCATCAATAAATATTGTAAGCGTAACTTTATTACCAATCTTTGTCCAGTAGCCAGTTTGTCCGGACGTTGCTACGTTTGTGCCACTTAGTATAGCTGACCAAGTTCCTTCTTGATAATCTGTAAGTTTAGAGTTTGTGCTTGTAGCGTTAGTACCGGTTGGTCCTGCCGTAATTGAAAAGTCGATAGCATTCCCGTCTTTTTCCATGATTATATTACCATGCGAGTACACGGGGTTCGCTCCACCAATGTGTATATTACCCTGCAGATATACCTCATTATAGATGTCCCCACTTCCGGTTTGATTTTTTATTTGTATAGGATAGTTGCTGCTTTGAAAAGAAGATGGCGTGGTGTGGTTAGTTGCATAAAAAACCGGCCCAGTACTTGAAAAGCCAATCACACCCTGGTAGCTTATGCTGCCACTCGTGTGGAAACGCCAACCAACCGCTGATCCAAGCAACCCTACTGGAAGTCCTGTTCCTACATATAATTGGACACCATAAGTATTAGATGTACTGAATAAATTGCCCACAGCCTGCACAGCCCCCGAAGAGTAAGTAGGTACGCTTGACCCGTATTTACCAGCAGTAATCGTGCCGAGTTGGTTGGAGTATGAGGTAATAGTACCCCCAACATCTAAAGTTGTATCTGGAGCTGTTTGGTTTATACCAACCCTAGCCGCAGTTCCTTTAACAGTAAGTGTAGTTAAATACGAGCTTCCACCAATATGAATATCTTTGGGTGTGCTTCCAAAGCTTATTAAAGCGAGATCATCATTAGTCATATGAGAGGGGCTCATTGCACTACCGTATTTTAGCATACCGTATAGCGGGGGAGTTCCGCCTGAAATCTGACCCATTCTAATGTGGTCTGTATTGCCCCCTGAAACTCTTTGTGAATATAGTTCAATACCATGACCGTCTGAAGAGCTAGTAAATTCACCTATTCGTACATTACGTTTATGTACAGTTGAGGAGTTATCCCCTATAATTAAATCTGGCGTTTGGTTAAAATATGCATCACTAGATAATTCGTATATTGAATTACCAGTCTGGTTTATAACTACAGTACCATATTCGTTTACACTAACAGCGTGACCGGTTGGAGCTTGATTGTCTAAATCAGAGTTTGTAAAAAATTGTATACCGCCTGTTGATGCAATTAGTGTGTGATCTAAAGACGCTCTAGGTGATGCAAATACCGATGCGTTTGTAGTGTCAACTGAAGAAACCAATATTGTACCAGGCTTATCAGCTGTAGTATTGTTAACGGTATATAAGTACTCGTCGCTAGGAGATAACCCAACGCTTAATGTTGCAGGCACCGTGCCTGTGGTTCCATCAATAGCCTCTTTTAGTTCGCCTATTGTAAATGTTTTTGTGTTCAGAGTTACCGCATCGGTTCCTATTAGATAGTCATCAATTGTGGCCGTAGTCTCCTTAGGGTAGGTTGTAGTATCAGAAATTCTGGGCATTATCCTTCTTTTTTAGTGCCTCGGCCATCATTGCCTCGGTTTCGTTTAACTGTCTTAAATTTTTTATCCTTATGGTCGTAATCCATACCACTTATATCTCTACCAGCTCTTCTAGCAGCTCTACGCAGTCTTTGATTCTCTGCGCGCATGCGTCTTCTTCTAGCGCTATTAGCGTACTCTAAATCTCTAGCCGCTTTGCGTTTTCTAGCTCCTGGTGTCAATCTTTGTGCCATACCTTATTATATTACTTATGTTTATTTTTTTTTACATATGACAATAGGTAGCTACTAAATATACTTAATAAGCTAATGTCACACTGTATCCCGGTAGGGATTAATTTTTTTTGTGAGATGTATGGAAGTAATGGGTTATATACATATATTTTTTGATATGGCCGCTATGGGAAACTAATTTTTTTTAACCAGCCCCCGTGCTTATCCTGGTTTTGCGATCAGGGTTCTCAGGATCCCGGCCGGCGCAGCTAACTACAGGACTGCCGCGGATACAATTCCCGTGCAGGATTTGGGGTTTTACCGGGCGGCTACAGCTTGCGCAGCACAGCGTGCGTAGCAACGCGTATAGCATTT